GGTGCAGCAGCTTCTTCTGCTTGGATCTTCAAGATCTCGTCGATAAGTTCTTCGTTTGTTTTGTTCCTTGGAACGTAAACGCCCATTTCGTCGGCAAGGTCGCAAAGATCGTCGTAGTCCATTTCTTCTAATTCTTCTTTTGTGAAGTTCTCGTCTTCGTCCTGCTGCCCTGCTGCAATTATGTTTTCAAGTATTCCGGTAATTGCGTCGTGATCTACGGAAATAACGATCGGGTCTTTCGTGTTGTCTTCCTTTTCTCCGGTAACGACTTCGCGAATATATCTATAAGGCACTTCGCTTTTTACGCCGTTCAATAAGAAGTCGGCTTTAACCTTGTTTGTTGCTGCTGCTTCTAATAAGCGGTATAATTCCCCGACCTTAATAGTTGTTGTTGCTTCGGGGTTAAATGCGTCCATAAGTCCCATATTGTAAAATCTCCTTTCTTTACATACCCGCCGCCCGAAAGATAACAACCATTGACGGGAACGGCGCGGCGTTTTTACTATCTCCAAATTTCAATCGCCCTTTGACGAAGCGAATTTCGGATCGGTGTATTATGTAATCGTGAAAATATCTTGTGTCGGTTCTCGCGGGGATCAACATAACAACAAGTGTTTCGGGCTTGATCGCTTCTTCGTAACACTTTTTAACCCAATCCCCAATTTTGCTATAAGGCGGGTTACAAAATACGCGCTGCCCCCCCCCAATCTTTCGTCAAGCCGTCTTCTTCCATGGTGAAGAAATTTTCGGTCTTGTGGTTTCCTGCGTCTGCGCAAGGATCAAGAGTAAAACAAAATTCTTCGTTCAATTTGTCGAAGAAGTCTTGCGGCGTCGCCCATTGATCCGATTTGCTGCTAAACATAACTTCTTTGTTCATTGTGGTTTATTTCCTTTCTACGCGCTTAATATATTAAGCATTGACGCCCGAAAAAAGTTCGTTGATACCGACGTCAAGTGCTTTTGCAATCTTAAATAGGGTCTTTGTTGTGGTCGTGTCCGTTCTTCCGGTTTCAAGCCCGTTTATGATCGAACGGGAAACGCCGCTTTTTTTCGATAGTTCTTCTTGTGTAATCCTGCGATCTTCTCTTATTCTCTTTCCGACGTATTCCATAGTTTATTTTTCTCCTTTCCGGCGTCTGCTGCCTTGCTATGTTTAATATGTTAAGCGTTGTTGTTTAATATGTCAAGCACTATTTTTTATATTGTTTAATTTCTTAATCTAATGTATAATATATTAAACTTGTAAAGAAAGGCGGTGTCATTATGGAATTAGGCGAAATTATAAGGCGTTACCGCGAAGATCACGGGTATAGTTTGCGGAAGTTCGCGGAAATATCCGGCGTAAGCAATTCTTATTTGTCTATGCTTGAAACCGGACGGCAGCCGTCAAGCGGTCGCCCCGTCGTTCCTACCCTCACAAAACTAAATCAAATTGCGGCGGCTATGAATATGCGCGTTGATGATCTTATCGCGGTAATGGACGACACGCCCGTTTCGCTTCAAGATCCGGTCGCGCCTGCTGCCGCTTTTTCTTTGTCGGATCTTGAAAAGCAAATTGTTATTCGCTTTCGGTCGCTGCCGGACGGCGAAAAGAATATGATTTTGCGGTCGCTTGGTCTTGAAGAAAAAAGGGCGGGCGGATCTTCTACACAAAACGCGGTATAAAATGTTTTGTTGTAAACAATGTTATTTATATAAATTACCAATAGAAAGGCGGTGCGATATGAAAGTCGGTATACGCAAACCAAATGTAAAGAAGTCTATAAAGGCAAGGACAACGGGCAAAGTAACCCGCGCGGTTAAAAAGTCTGTTAATCCGGTTTACGGCAAAAAGGGCGCGGGCTTCGTGAAAGATCCCGCTAAATCTGTTAAAAATTCCATATATCACAAAACGACGTTCGGCGTCGGCGATACGCTGCGCGGCGTGTCCGGTTCTTCACCCGCTGCCGGATCGGACGTCGGATCTTCTTTTGATACGTCCGCCCCTGCTGCCGATCGTCCAAAGAAGAAAGGCGGTCTTTTAATAGGCTTCGGGATCTTCGCTTTGCTTGTTGGCGGCGGCTCTGTTTTGGGCGGTAATATTGGCGGGCTTGTCGGGGTTCTTATTGGCGCGGTGTGCCTATATTTTGGAATTAAAAAGCGTAACAAATAGAAAGGAATAAACCACAATGAAAAATAAGGCGGGAAGCGATAGCCGGATCACGGCGTTATATGTCCGTGTTTCAACGGGTTATCAAATAGATAAAGACTCTTTACCATTTCAAAAGAAAGAATTAAAAAACTATTGTGTTCACGTCCTGCATATTCCACCGGACGAAATAGAAATCTACGAAGACGCGGGCAAGTCGGGAAAGAATACCGACCGCCCCGCCTTTCAAAGAATGATGAAAAAGGTTAAAGCCGGAAGCGTGGCGCGGGTTGTTGTTTATAAGATTGACCGTATAAGTCGAAATCTTGTTGACTTCTCTTTGATGTATGACACTTTCAAAGATAACCGGACGACGTTTATATCACTAAACGAACAATTCGACACGTCAAGCGCGATCGGCGAAGCCGTCCTTAAAATTATCCTTGTTTTTGCTGAATTAGAAAGAAAACTTACAAGTGAACGTGTAACGGGCGTTATGATCGGGCGCGCGCAAGAATGTAAATGGAACGGGGCGCGCGTTCCTTATGGTTGGGCGTGGGACGAAGCAAGCGAAAAGCCCGTCCATGATCCAAAAGAAGCCGAAATCGTCAAGCGTATATATGAAATGTACGACGAAAGCCATTCGACAAGCGTTGTTCGTGATTATCTGAATAATAACGATATACCAACGAAGCGGGGCGGATATTGGACGACTAAAACCGTCGGCGATATTCTCCACAATCCAATCAACCGCGGCGATTATAGATATAATTATCGCCAAAGCGCACGCGGGAAGAAGAAACCGGAAGAAGAAGTCGTTTATATTAAAGACGTCTTCCCGCCGATTGTGTCCGGCGAATTGTTCGACCGTGTCGAAAAGCAAATGTCCGCAAACTATACCGCCCGCCACTTGAACGGATCGACACACAAAAGGCGTTATGCGCACGTTTTCGCGGGTCTTTTGGTCTGCTGCGATTGTGGGGCGTTCTTTCAATGTGTGGGCGCGGATAAAACCCGTTTAAATGGTTTTAAGCCGTCATATTATCGTTGTTATACAAGGACGCAAAAACGGGCGTGTTCTGCTGCAAATACAAGCGATATTGTTGTCGGGTCGTTCGTGTTCAATTTTGTTTCTAATCTGATCGGCGTTTCTAACGACCGCCGGAAGATCTGCAATGTTGGAATTGAAGAAGTCGAAAGGCGACTTTTAAGCGGCGATCCGTTCGCGGATATTGCCGCCATTGATAGCGGATCACTTCGCCAAATATTCAACGCCCTGCGGGGTGTTTCTCGGTCTTCTTCCTCATACATTCCCGCCCCGCTGCCCCAAAGTAAAGAAAAGGGCGCGTCTATTGCCGCAAAGCGTAAAGAAGCGGACAAAATAACCCGGGCTATGGAACGACTTAAAAAGGCGTATTTATTCGACGACGACGCAATGGACGAAAGGGAATATTTAACGACACGGGCGAACCTTGAAGAAGATTTGACCCGCCTTAATAACGAAATAGCGGACGCGGAAGAAGCGGCGTTTAATGATGTTTCGGAATTATCTTTCGTACAATCTGCAAGCGAATTTCTTTTGTCGTATAAGATCCAATCCGGCGAACCGATTGTTTATAGTGATTTCGCCCCGATCGTAGGCAATGAAACGTTAAAGAAGTTTGTAAACGTGATAATAGAAAAGATCGAGATTAAAAACGGGCGCGTTGCTTCTATCCTTTTCAAAAATGGACTTGAAGCACGATTTATATATAAGGTGTAGTTTTTAGGGCGTTGCGGTGTAGAAAAAGGGAACGTGAAAGCAAAGTAAAACGGGCGGTTATTCTCCGCCCGCTTCTTTTTGTTCAAGATCTGCGTTAATAAGGTCGTTAATATATTCGTTGACGCTCTTATTAAGGGCTTTTGCCCTTTCTTTTACAACCGCCTTTTTGCCCTTTGGCATTGTCAAATTTACGCGGTCGTAATTATTCCGGTTGTATTCGTTCATGTAGGCGACTTGATTAAAAACGGGCTTGTCCTGCTGCCCTGCTGCCGGATCTGCCGCGCCTGCTGCCGCTTCAACTTTTGATAGATCTTTCATTGTTTGCCCCTTTCTTAATTTCTCGGATTAGCCGCCATTTCTGAAATCTTGACAATGACGGGTTACGCTTTATGTTGTTGATTTCTTCTTCGCCTAACGGCGGCAACGCCCGCATTACCCGCGCGATTGCTTCGGCTGCTTCCTCTGCCGTTATTCCCATATTGTGGGCGATTTCTGCCGCTAACTTTGCTTTTTCTGCTTTTTGTTCGTTAAATTCTTCTAACGTCATAAGATCCCGCCTTTCAACTTAAAAATTGTCTTATCCAATAGGCAACGCCCTTTTTCATTCCGCCGAATAGTTCGGCTATGGTTAAAAATAACGTCTTCATAAGATCCCGCCTTTCTGATGATCGGGGCGGTTGCCCGCCCCTGCTGCTTTTATATGCTGCCCTTTTCCGGCTTGTATTCTTCGCCCGTCCATTGTGTAGACGTAACCGTCTTGTCGATTTCCCTTGCGATTTTGTGGAACGCTTCGTCGGCGTCTTTCGCCCAAATATAAAGCGCGTCTTTTTCTTCAATGTCGCCGCCCCATATTTTATATTTTCTTTCGCCGCCCTGCATTTTAACAATATCTTCGTTGTCGCAATGCGGGCAAAGTCTAAACGTATCAAGCGCGGGCGTTCCCCAAAAATCGCCGATCACTTCGTCGTATTCTTTCGCGTCTTCTCCGGTAAACGCTGCGCCGCAAGTCAAGCAACGATACATTGTTTTTCTTCGTTCTTCGGCTGCTGCCGCTTCGTCCGCGTAAAATTCTTCTAACGTCATAAGATCCCGCCTTTCTGATGATCGGGGCGGTTGCCCGCCCCTGCTGCAATTATAAAGCCTTTTCGATAAACTCGACCGCCGCTTTTATGGTCTTGAATGTGTGAAACTCTCGAAAGCCTTTGCCCTCTCTGATGTTTACGAAGTAATGACCGTGTGTTCCGGCGTATCTCTGTACTTTATAGCCTTTAAGTTCTCTTACTGTTTCGATCTGCATATCTTCCCGCCTTTCTTTGCCTTGTGGGGTTAGATCCTAACCCCTAACAACATACAATTTCTTTTTGCGTCGCAAAACTTCTTGAAGTTTTCTTCGTTGTATTCTGCGTTTACCGCTGCTTTTGCTTCCTTATATGCTTTTAATGCTTTTTCTTTTGCTTCGTTCATTGTGGTTTATCCTTTCTTGTGTGGTTTATTTCCTTTCGGTAATTATAATATAATACATATTGCGTAATATGTCAATAGTTTATTGCGCAATATGTGAAAATATTTTTTTGCAATCAAAAAGGACGGCGGGTTTCCGTCGTCCTGCAAGTTATAGGCAAATTGAAAAATGCTTTATTTGCGCCGTTTGTCGCGTCTGTGATACTACGTTCATTTGACAACCGAAAGTTACAGTATGACAGAAAAGCGGGCGTCCTAATTCGTCGGATCTTTTCTTTACGATCTCGCGTGCTTTCTTTATGAAATAATATTGTCTTGCGGGTTCTTCCGTTGGCGGTTCTTTCGTCGTGTCTATTCCTGCAAGGATCTTTTCTATATCGTCGTTATAATTCATTGTGGTTTATTTTCCCTTTCTTTTTGTTGTAACGCGTGATATTATATATTATTTTGTGTATTTCGGCAATAAAAAAACGAAGCGAACAAAACAAAGTTAAGCCCGCCCCGCTTTTTCGTGATATGTGATTTATCCTTAAAGACCAAAAGAAATATTGTTTTGCTGCCGGATCTGCAAGGATCGCGGCAACGTCTTTCGCCTGCCATTAAGCAAAGTAAATTGTTGCTTCGCCTGCTCCTACGACAAAGCCTTTATCGGTTTCGATCCAAACTTTGCCGCCCTGCTTCTTTACGTCTTTTACGTTTACTTTGTTGTTTTTGTAAACGCTGCCGATCATTTCGCCGCCGATCTTGTCATAAAGTGGCATAACGGCTTTTGCTGCGTATTCCTGCCCCTTTTTAAAGTCTGCGTCCGGCGCGTCTTCGCCTGCTGCCGCGTCTGCGTTATCGTCTGCGTCGTCCTGCTGCAAATCTTCGGGATCTTCTGCGCCTGCTTCTTCCTCGCTTGGGATCTCTACTTCAACCGCAACGATCGCCGCGATAAGATCTTCTTTGCTCATATCGTGTGCGCCCTTGATCTCTAAATCTTTCGCAAGGTCTACAAGATCCTTTTTGTTCCATGTTGCCAACTGTTCGGCGTCAAGGTGTCCCGTTTTAGGATCTTCCGGCGGGTTCATAAAGCCGTCGTCCGGTTCGCTTCCTGCTTCTCCCTGCGCCTGCTGCGCTTCTTCCTGCGCCTGCTGCAATTCGGCTTTTACTTCCTCTTTTGCTGCTGCTTCGATTTCTGCTTCCTTTGTGGTTTTCTTTGCCATTTTGTAAAACTCCTTTCTTTGATTGATGAAAGGCAAGCCGCCCGACTTATCCGTGTAATGTTCGGCGCACTTTGCTTTCCGAACCGTCGCGGGCGGGTTCTTGCCTTTATTGTTTACGCTTTCTTTAAGCGTCCCAACTTCAAAAGATTAAGCATTGTTATATTTTGCGCCGCCGTTCCCTTGTAACCGGAAATTGCGTTTGCTGCTGCAATCTTCGCGCGGTGTGTATAGGTTGTGTCCTTTTCGCCAACCGCTGCAAGGGCGGCAACAATGCTTGTTGTTGATCCGGCGTAAGTAGGATAATAAGAAGATCCGGCGGTTGTCCTCGCCGCTCCTACTGTTACGACGGCGGTATGTCCTTTTGTTTTTGTGACTAAAATATCGCCCGTGTAAAGTGTCATGCCGGAAGAATAAGAAATGGCATTGAAAAGATTTGTTTTTAATAGCAAATTCTTTTCGTTTCCGGTGTTGAAGTTTCCGGCGTCAACGCCTGCCGCTTCCCTTACACACTCACGAACAAGGCTTGAACAATCGCACTCGGTTTTAACCTTTGCGCCCGTTCCGTAAGTGATAACGCCTAAACGTCCGTTTTGATCGTAACCGATATTTTTATTGTTGCACGCGGTAATCATTGCCGCCGCAATCTTTAAGGCAATATCCGCGCTTTTTGCCCGAAGAATATACCACCCTTTAGAATGTATATAAAACTTCTGCTGCGATACTTCGCCGGAATAGTCCGGCGCGCCTGCCTGCTTCTGATCGCCTGCGCTTCCGCCTGCTGCCTTTCCTCTTTCGTCAATTCGTGCCGATCCGATATAAACCGCCATAAATTACACTTCCTTTCTATCTGCTTCGTTTTCTGTTTCCTGCTTGATAGTTGGTTCGATCTTCTCGATCTGCTTTGCTAACTGAATAACTTTGTCATAACCAACCATTGAAGCAACCCAAACGGCAACGGTCATAAGAATTAAACAAATAATGTTGTTGACCGTCCACGGAATACCCATAAGCATATATACGGCAGCCGTTCCCAAACCGCCGATAATAATTGCGTCCGCTAATGCGACGACGTTTGCCGAATATTCCTTGCCCGCGTTTGAATACATTTTCTTAATTGCTTCGGTCAAAAGCGCGTTTGCCATTGCTCCGATTGTAAGAATAGTTGCAAATAATGTTACCGTCATTTTGTTATACCCCCTTTCATACCTCGTTATTTTCTTCGGGATCTTCCGCCGTAATCGCGTCGGATCTTCCGAATTTCTTTAAGTTTTCCGCTTTCGCTTTCCAATAATAGAAACCGTGGGACGTTGCCGAAAGTCCATAAGCCGCCGGAATAAGATATACAAGCGGCGTTGTGTCCTTAATCGTAAATACCGCGACGATTGCCGCGACGGTACAAATTCCGGTTATGGTGTCCGATACGATCAAAAGGATCTTTGACGTTTCCGGTTTCTTTCTTCTTTTCTTTGTCATTTCTTAACCCTTTTCGTTCTTTTGGGCTTCTCCTACTTCTGTAAGTGCGAATATGCCCGCAAGAAGTCCGGCGCACAAAAGCCCGAAACCCATTAAACCTATAATCAAAACCAAAATAGCCATATTCCCCGCCCCCGCTGCCTTGTTACTTTGAATTGCTCGTCAGATAATCTTCAAGGTCTGTTTTTGCCCGTTTCAAACTCTCAATATCATTACCGTTAATCGAATGGGACAAAAGCGCAAGCAAGGCGCGTTGTGTTACGACGTTCGCTTCTTCGATCTTGTCGATATGCGCCGCGTCGTCAATAAACCTTTGCGTTATTTTCTGACGCTCTCGGTCGATTTCGTCCTTTACGATCTTCATATCTGTTTCTAATGCGTCCAACCGCTCGTCCTGCTTTCGGTTCGGCTTCTTTAGGGCGGTAATGCACTTTACAATAACGGCGGTTGCTCCTGCAACGACCGATATTGCCCCGCAAATTGCTAATATAGCGTTTATTATGTCTTGCGGTGTAAACATAATTGGTTCGTTCATTTTTACGGTTTCCTTTCTGTGTTTCCTTGATTTACTCACATATTACACAATCAAAACGCCCGTTTGTTATTAGTTTCACTCGGTCGATTTCCGCCCGTAGTTCCTCGCATAATTTGAACGTGTCGGCGTGTCGCGCGTGTCCGATCCGGCTTTCGATAGAACGGTCGAAAAGTTCTTCGTTAACTTCTCCGGTTTCAAATGCCCTTAATAACTTCTTGATCCTGCGGGTTGCCTGCTTACGAAGCGTTGTAAACGCCGGAAAGTGTCTATATCCTACGAAATCAACGCCGTTTTTCGCTGCAAGGATCGTTGTTTTCGGGTTTAATTCCAAATGTAAGCGTTCATTTACAAACGTTTCGATCTTTTCTAAAATCTCGCGAAGTTCTGCCGGATCTTCGCCCAAAATAATAAAGTCGTCCATATACCGGATATAATAACGGACGCCTAAATCGTGCTTGATGTAATGATCTAATATGTTCAAATATACGTTTGCGAATAGTTGGGACGTTAGGTTTCCGACCGGAATACCTACGCCGTCGGGATAAATGCCGTTGTGGTCTATAATGTGATCTAATATCTTCAAAACGTCTTTGTCGGATATATAACGCCGGATCTCCGCTTTTAAGATTTCGTGATCTATGCTTTGAAAATAATGGTGTATATCGGCTTTAATTGCGTAAATCTTCTTTCCCTGCTTTACTTGCATATTGTAAAGCCAACGCGAAAGAATTTTGCTTGCTTCGTGGACGCCCTTTTCTTTCCTGCAAGCGTAAGAATGAAATATAAATCGCTTTTCAAAGATCGGTTCAATGATGTTTACGATCATGTGTTGGATCACTCGATCATAAAACGGCAACGCCATAATAAGGCGTTCTTTTGGCTCGAATACTTTAAAAACATAATACCGCCCCGCGTGATAAGTGCCGTTTTTAATATCCGCAATCGCTCTTAACAAGTTGATTTCGCGGTCGGCTTCAAACCTTAACACTTCGGGACGGTATCTTTTACACTTTCGCGCCTTTTTATACGCCTTGATCGCGTTGTCTATGGTACAAATCGCGTCTAAAATGTGTTTTTCTGTTTTCATATTCTTAAAAATTGTCCGTGTCGCGTTTCGCCCTGCGCCGTATGCTTGTGGGTTACTTCTCGATCGGTTCTCTTTTATCTTTGTCCGGCAGCCGCCGGAACGGGAAGCGTTAAACGCTCTTTACAACCGTCTGACTCATTGTAAAAAGACTTTTACAAAAGCCCTTGCGACGCTTGCGGACAAGACGCCGTCTAAAAGTTCCAAAAGTCACAAACGCACCAAACGCCAATGTTCGTGTTGACGTTCCACGGGTAATTGTTGCAATTCACGGCACGGTCGCCCGCGTGGACGCCGTTGTTCCAATTCCCGCCGCAAATGAGCGCGTGAAGCGCGCGGGAAAGGCAACGCCCAACGACACGGTAATAACGGTTGCCCCAAAGTAAAAGGGCGGTCGCTTTACGCTCCGCCCTGCTTTTTCTCCTTTGCTTCTTTGATAAGTCCGCCAATTAAAGCCCCGATAATCGCGACTTGTGAAGCGCAATAAAACAAAACGTCTTCGTTTATCGCTGAATATTTAAGGTCGTAAGCAAGTCGTAATTTGCGCATAAGCCGTCGTTTTGCACGATCCGCCGTGTAAAGGTGTGAAATAACTTTTGTTACTTCGTATTGCTCTACTTCGTCCAATATAAGGTCGATCGCTCCGCGGATCTCTTGTTGCAACGTAAACTTTTCGTAATGTGGTAACTTCTTCATTTTTTCGTGAAGATATACGCTAAAATCATACGCCGCTTGATGTGCTTTTGTATGTGTGTAATCCGCTTTTGTATCTAATACGACTTGTGGCACGCTATATTTTGCTTCGTATTCTTTCGCGTTTTCCATTTACGCCGCCTTGCCTTTCTTTAATCTTTGGAATATAGGCGGTCGGCTTTCGCCGCCGCCTTTCTGCTTACTGTGAGTCACAAACGCACCAAACGCCAATGATCGTGTTCGCGTTCCACGGGTAAATGCTGCAATAAACGGCGCGGTCGCCGTCGTGGACGCCGTCGATCCAATACCCGCCGCAAATGAGCGCGTGAAGCGCGGTTGCGCTTGGGATATATGCGTCGCCGTGTCCGCTGCCTAATACGTCCTGCCACGCCCACGCGGACGCCGTAGGATCAAGGCAAAATTCGTCTACCCACTTTGCAACGTTACCGACAAGATCGCGGATATTGACCGCCGAAACCGCGTAAGTTACATTGCCGCAAAGTGTGCGGGCGGTGTTTCCGGTTGCGCTCCATGCGTAAGTATTGTTGTTATCCTGCCCCTCGGGAGATCCGAAAGCGGCTTGACAAAACTCCGCGTAAGTTGGTAAACGTTTACCGACGCGGCGGGCTTTCTCGTTGGCAATGTACCAATCAAGCCCCTCTGTTCCGGTAATAGGGTTTGCGCCCTTGACGGTAGCCAATCCGCCGTCGCCGTCGTCTGATGAAAGGTAAATGTCGCCCCAAAGTCCATTACCGATATAAACCATTCCGGCGGGGTCGCACTTCGGACGGAATAAAAGCGTCCATACGGAGTTAGGAACAACGCCGTTATAAACGTTTGATTGCCAACCGCTGCCGTTCTCTACGCCGGAAGCATTGACCGGAATACCTGCGTCGCTAACCTTTCTTACTACGCCGTAATGGAAACCACCGATACGGCGGGAATTTGTGGCGGTGTAACCGCTTGGAAACGCTGCGGAAGTCGAAATCTTGTAAATTTCGTTCTGATCCACGGTTTCGTCGCCGTTTGTAGGATCACAAATAAAAATATTGTAATCTGTACCAACGGTAAACGCTGCCCCGCTATCAAGGTCGGCGGGTGTAAGTGTTGCCGCGGTTGTCTTAAAGATCGAAGATCCTACGGCGATAAGAAGATCGCCCATAACTTCGATTTCGTCCGGCGCGTCTTCGCCTGCTGCATAGATAAACGCTTTTTCTCTTGCTACAATGTCGCCCATTGTGGCAAGTTTGGCGGTTGTAATCTTTGCTTTTGCGCTCTGCATTGACTCGTCGTAAAGAAAAAACTTTGCCATTTTATATACTCCTTTCTTTTATGCCTGCAACTGTTCCAAAATCTCGTCGATTTCTTCTTCCGTAATATCCATTTTTTCGTAGATACTCGGAATTTTGACAAGGTCAAATGTTGTTGCCCCTGCCGTTACCGCTTTATTTGTAACAATGTCGCTTGTAACAAACGAAACGTTGCCGTGTTCGTCCGGTTCGCTCTGATTGTGTGTGACGCTCTTAACGATAACGTCCACGTTGCCAACGCGTGCCGCGCTGCCCTCGTCTGCTTCTGCAAGATAGTTTACGTTTACCGTCTTGCGGTCGCTTGAAATCTCGTTGATGATCGCTTTGTCGTAGTTAAGGTTTTTAATTCTGTTGATCTCTTTGATAACGTCTTTAGCCTTAACTAAACCCTGCTTATACATTTCGAGATAATTAAAAAAATCAGCCCTGCAATTTATTTTTACTTTGTATGCCATTTTTAAGCCCCTTTCTTTGAAATGCTTAATTGCTGCTTGCTACATACGCGCCCACATATCCGCCAACGTAAGCGTAACCCGCGTCGTTGTAGATCTTGAAGTTGACCGTTTCGGTTGTCTTCGTATGGTCAAGCGTGAATGTGTGCGGAATAACCGTATAATCGTCGTTTGCTGCTTCGACGGTATAGTCGCCGTGTTCTGTGAGAAGAAGCGGCGTTGTTTCGTCGTATGTGTAGCGTGTGACTTTTCCGGTTGTGGTGTTGGTCGCCACGATCACGAAGTCGGTTAATGTTTCCTGCGTTCCGTTTTCAAACGATAACTTTGTCGCAAGATCTTTCGCCATAACTCCGGTTGTGTTCTTGATCTCGTCGATCTGATTTTGCAACATTGCCGCGGTCGCTTCGCCGATAAGATCTTTCATTTCTTCGTAAAGATCGTCAAACCTTGTATGCTGAATTTCTGCATAACTTGTAAAGTCTGCAAGCATTGATCTATACGCCGCGCTTCCTTGGTCTTCCAAATTCTGAATAACCGCAAGATAGGTCGCGTACTGTTGTGTAATCATTGCTTGATAGCGCGCGAAGTAGGCGTTAAATTGCTCCGTGATCTGTGAAAAATCAATCTCTTTTACGGTTGAAACTACCCAACCGCAAAGATCCGCGTCCGCGCGGGTGTCTGTGATGTTTTCTTGTGTGATCGCGATTGTTCCGGCTGCGACGTAGATTTCCGCCAACTTTAAGTCATAATATGCGCCGGATCTTACGATTTCGGGCGCGGTCGGGTTTTCTGCGTAACCGCCTTTTTGAATGTAGATATAAATATCGCGTTCGGTGTCGTCCCTGCGCAAAACAACGTTGTCGATACGGTTTAGTGTACCGCTTGCCGTTTCAAGGTCGAATGTCTGCGCGTTTCGGAAGTTCTTAACCTTTGCGCCAATATTGCAATAACCTTTTGCAACTGTGACGCTCATATCGTCGTTTGCGGTTACTTGCATTTGACCGTTAAAAACGCCCGTTACGAAGAAAGGTTTTAACCAATCCGTCATATCGTCCGCGTCGTAAACTCTGTCGCCCTCTACGGAATTGTAAAAGTATGCGTATTCGCTCATTGTATTAGTCCCCCCAATCTATCGTTTCGGGAAGTGGATCGCCCAAAGTTGGTACTACATACCCCCCGCCGTATTCGTAAACCTCTTGGATCTCGGTAATACGCTTGTTCATATACAAACCCCACGATTTCTTTTTGACGGTCACAATGTCGCCCAAATCGTAGTCGTCTTTATACTTGAAGTTGATTTCCGGCGCGGTTTCACACTCTAAACTTTCCGCTTCGATTGCTTCGTTTAACGCTTCATATCCGCGTTGTTTTAATACTTCCTTATATTGTGCCGCCGTTAGGTTCTCCGGCGATAAATCGCGGGCGTCAACGAATAATTCGCGAAGCCCTAAACCCTCGCCCCCGCCTACCGTAACGACAACGCGGTCGCTTCCGTCGCCCTGCCCGCCTACAATAGCGCAAGTCTTCAAGGCTTGGTCGTTAAACTTATAAATCGCATTTGTAAGGTTGTTATAGTCTTCGGAGAAAATAACGCGGTTGTGTTCGCTTTGTGCGAAACTGTGATCCGTTCCTTTCATGGTGTCAAATACGATTTTGTGGGCGTCGAAGTCCGGCGTAAACCGATACCCGATAAGCCCGTATTTTGCAATTTTTGTTAAAACTACTTGCAAATTTCTATATGTCGCTTGAAAAGAAACGCGATCGTCGAAGCCGTGAAGTTCTCCCAACTCTACAAGTGGGATCGGAACGCAAGCCGTAAGAAGTTCGCGCATGACTACTTCGATCTTTGCGTTGTCATAATTTACCGTTCCTTTGATGATCCGGCGATCCATATACGAAGAAAGGAAGCGTCCTTTTACTGTGATTTCGTTTTTAATGTCGCTTTCTTCTTTCTCTATGTCTTCAATAACGCCCGCTTCTTTCGCCCCTTTAATACTGACTATATTACCGCGTACAAATAACGAAAGGTTCTTTTGCGTGATCGGCGCGTGGATCTCGAAGTTTCCGGCTTCAAAAAACTTTCGCGTCCATATTAAGGACGTTTGGTTTTCGATCGTACCTTTGCGGTATAAATTCGCGTCGTAAACTCTAATTTCCATAAGTTCTTAAACTCCTAAATAACGGAAACGGTAAGTAATTGTAACGTTCATATAGTCGCGCCCTGCTGCCGCTGCATAAGTAAACGTATTCTTGCCGTGTACTAACTGTATAAAGTCCGATCCCTCGTCTAAATACTCGTTGATTTCCGTTTCTTCTTCGCCGTCTATAAGGTAAACGGCTTTTTCGTTCGTTCCGGTTGTTATACGGATCTTCTGCCCCCTTGAAATCGAAAGCGGGTTGTTATCCGTTCCGATCTTGATATATTCTTCTTGCTCGGTGTGATATATCGCGGGGTTTGTTACCGCTCCCATTGCTTCGATAAGTATTTCGATACCGATATTGTCCGCCGCGCTATCGTTGTCGATTTCTTTGATGATTTCCGCCACTCTTTCGCCGAATGGTTCTTTTTCTGCAATAAAGCAATGCGGAAACTCGAAGCGCGCTTCCCAACCCGCCATTGTAACGATTGTGTCTTCTTCGTCCTTGAAAAAAGGATCGGGGCATATAAGGGAAATAACCGCGTTGCGGACAACGCCTTTTTCGTCAATCTCGATCGACTCGACGCGGTAGTCAATAATACGTCGTTCGTCTTCTTCCGAATAGGTTAGTTGTCCGTTTGTCTTCGGTTTAAAACACTTGTAAAGCAAATTGCGGTAATAAACGTGTTTCTTCGATATGTGGGCGGTAATAACAATGTTTCTTTGCTGCGTTACGCTGCCTTGATACGTTGACCCGTCAACCGTTGTATTTTCCGACGTGGTTACTTTGTTTGTTACGCTCATAACGCCGTCTACGCTTTCCAAAAAGAACGCGCTTTCGTCGTCATAATCGAAAGTAACTTCGACGTCGTCTTCGTTTTTACAAATGATCTTTCTGTCTGCGCTCATTGTTTACCCCTTTTGTAATGCTAAAACCATATTTCGGGTTTGGTTTCTCGTCTGTCTACCTACTTCATAAGGCGATAAGGCTTTCGGACTCTGAATATAATTGTTTTGTATGAAATCGCCGCGCCCGCCTGCTGCCTGCTGCAATGTGTCGGATCTGTTCTTGTCTGAAAGCGGCGTTACGATTGCGCGCCCGTTCGCTACGGTCAAAAGTTCCGCGCCTGCTTCTCCGACGATTGCTTGACCTTTTGAAAGGACACCGCCTTTCGCAAGTCTTGGAAGCGATATTCCCGATAGTTTACCGATTGAAACCCCGGGTATTTCGTTTATGACTCCGATAACGCCGTTTATAGCATTTACGAAGCCGTTTACAATATTTTCGATTGTTCCAAATACCGAATTGCAAGCGGACTTAAACGCGCCCATAACTCCGTCGGCGACTTTCTGCCCTGCGTCCTTAAAGATCCCCGTTATCTTATTCCAAAGATCCGTAAAGAATTGCGGTATTGCTGAAAATGCGTTTTTAATTGCCTGCGCCGCCGCGTTGAATTTCTCCGAAAAGAACGTTGCCACGTTTGCAAATACGTTCTTTATATCCGTCCAACGTGCCGAAAACCATTGCCCGATACCTTTGAAGATATTAACAATGTTGTTGTATGCGTTACTAAACATTGTTTGAAACCACGTTGCGACGGTTGATAAAGCGTTCTTTATGTCCGTCCAACGTGCGGCGAACCATTGCCCGATCGCCTTAAATACGTTTACAACGTTGTTATAGGCATTTTGAAACATAGTTAAAAACCATGTTGCGACGGTTGATAAAGCGTTCTTTATGTCCGTCCAACGTGCGGCGAACCATTGTCCGATTGCCTTAAACGCATTTACGATATTGTTATAAGCGTTTGTAAACATAGTTCCGAACCACGTTGCGACCGTTGAAAAGATATTCTTTACGGTCGTCCAAACGCCGGAAAAGAACGTCGAAAGGAACGAAGCCCACGCGTTCAATATGTTTGTAATGAAACCTACGACGTTTTGCCACGCTGCCTTGATGTAAGTAAAGAAGCCGTCGAAATCGCCGTGAAGCAATGCGACAAGGGCGTTTATAATGTTCGTTACAAACTGAACGACGTTTGTTACCGCTGCAATAATGCTTGGAACGGCTGCCATTATGCCTTGTAATAATCTTTGAATGTAATTGATCCATAATTCAAAGATAGGTTGTAACGCCTGCATAAGACTATCAAACGCCGCCTTTAGGTTTTCAAGAAGCGGTTTAATTGCTTCTACTAACTGATTAAACGCCGTCTTGATCTGCTCCCACGCTGCGTTTACTTTATTCCTAAAATCTTCGTTTGTTTTATAGAAATACACAAACGCCGCAACTAACGCCGCTATTGCTGCAATAACTAAACCTACGGGCGAAGTCAAAGTGGCGATCGCGCCCTTTACTCCCCCGACTTTCGTTATTAGTCCGCCGAATTTTGTAACCAAACCGCCGACGCCGGACGTTAGTTTTCCGAATATGGTTAAGGCGGGCGCAAGTGAAGCGACAAGTAATAAGATCTTGCCGATAAGGGCTTTTGTGTTTGCGTCTAAATTCTTAAACCATGTTGAAAACTGTTTGATTTTCTCCACGATCGAAGAAATTACGGGTTGAAGTGACGCCAATAATTCGCCCGCAAGTTCTGATCCTGCAAGTTTCAAATTATTAAGGGCGACTTTTGCTTCGTCCCACGGATCAAGGGTTGCGTTAAATGTATCTTCAACGGTTGATCCGTAATCACTTAACGACGTTGTGAGATCTTCAAGGGAAAAACGACCCTCGCGGATCGCCTGCGTCATTTCTGCCGCGCCTTTCTTGCCGAATAACTCCGTCGCGATCTGCAACGCTTCCGTTTCGCTTCCTGCGCTTTTAATCTTCTCTATGTTTTCGCCTAACGCTTCGTCAAGGGTCTTTCCCTCGGCGGTTGCGTTCTGCTGCGCTTTCTTTAAGGCTGCAAGGGCGGTCGCGCTATCAACGCCGGACGACTCAAATTGCGCAAGAAGATTTACGCTTTCGGTAAGCCCTAACCCCATTTCTTTAAGGGTTGCGCCGTTTGTCTGCAAGGCGGTTTCTAACGTTTCCATTGAAACGCCCGTGTCCTGCCCTGCTTTTGTCATAAGTCCTAAAACGTTCTTTGTTTCGCTGCTATCGACGCCGAATTTTTTCATAATGCTATCGACGCTATCAATAGCCCCGTTTAAGTCCGTTCCGTTGATCTCTGCAAACCGGATAAAATCTTTTGAAAGATCCGTTAAGGTCTGCCCCGTTACTCCAAAGCGGGTGTTTACTTCTCCGACCGCCGTTCCTGCGTCTGCTGCCGTCGTTGGTAGGTTCGTAAATACGTCGTCCACGCTATCTTTAAGCCCGTCCAACGCTTCGCCCGTTGCTCCGGTCTTTGTAATAACGGTGTCGTAACCCTCGTCAAGTTCCATTGCGGAATGAACCGCCGCCGCGCCCACGGCTGCCGCTGCTGCCGATAAAGGCGCAAGGGCTTTTCCCGCTGCCTGCATTTTGTCGCCTGCAGATCGGAAGAGCGTCG